CATAGCCATGCCGGTGCCTATGGCTCCCGGTCAAACACCAGCATCGGCTCCCGCGCCTTCTCGGGAGAACGATTCAAACGAGCGAGAGGCATCCACACACGCCCACGGAAGCTGAAACCCTCCTCCAAAGCCGTCTGAATCGTCCGAGCCACCAACGGGATCGTCTCACTCCCCCTACGAATGTCAGCCACGTTGAGTACCAGAGTGGGAGCACGCTTGTACGCGGTAGCGATGACCGGACGCAGGAAACCCTCTACCCAAGCATCGAAGTCCGACCCGTGAGACACCCATGACTGATCACCCCGGTCGGAATACTGCTCCCGATCAAAGTACGGGGGAGAGGTGAACACGAGATCAACAGGGCCGGGGTCAAACCGCTCCGCAGGGCACTTGTGAACCTCGGATGGCCGGGAGCACCCTAAACGCTCTGCCAAGGCTCTGTTGCCCTCCACTGTCTCTGGTTCCACGTCTGTGGCGACGTACCGAACACCAGCGACGAAAGCCCCGAGAAGACGCCCGCCGTACCCGGAACAAGGATCCCACACCGAACCTCCGGGCGGGCAATACGTCTCGTAGACCCACCGCGCCACCGTAGGCCGGAACACGCCGGGCGTGCGGTGGCGCATAGTCACCGCACGCAGTACCCGGTGAGGAAGCACAGGGTCGCCTGCGTCCAACTGGAAGCGAACTGCCCACCGAAGCACCTTGTCGTCGTGCCATGCCTCGTAGGCCGTCCTCTTCCCACGAGAGGCCGCCTTGTATCTGTTGGGAAAGTAAGGCAGACACGCTCGATTACCCGACACCGACCACGGGTACAGAGTCTCGTTCTCCACCCGGTACGAGGTCAACCGAACCAACTCCACTTCCCGGTTGAACTTTTTGTCTTCCAATGGAAGGGGTGCGGGGAACCCTGTGCCTCTCAGCACGGCAAACGCCTCCTCTACTTGCTTGTCTTTGGCGGTTTCGGAAAGAGTCGCCCACACCTTCGGGGAATATGCAGCCAACACCTCATCTGCGGCCTCCCTTGAATACGTCCGTGATCTCCTGCCTTGACTCCGAAGGGTCGCACCTCCTGCCAGCACCCGCCTCTTGGCTGTCGATCTGCCTACCCCATACAAGGAAGCAAGGTCATCAAGAGATAGACCCCCTTCATACAGCACCCGTGCCCGTTCGGGGATCAACTGCTTGGCGTTTAGATCCACCTTGCGGCGTGGTGTGTCCTCCGAGGGCAGCTTGTAGGACATGCAATCAGGGACATGCGGGGAAACCAAGCTGTAGAACTCTCGGTCTTGACCGGGGAACGTGATTGTGTGCGTGCCACACTTGTCAGGCTGTGCTTTGGGTGTCAGACCAAGCCGACGAATCGCCCTGATTGCTCTCTTTAGGCTCAACGGGTCAAGGCCAAACGTGATTCGGGGATGGTAATGAGCCATCAAACCTCCATCGTCCATGAGCCACACAGCCAACGCAAGTGGAGTCAGACGCTTGTAGAGGTCCGAGGGAAATACCCGTTTCCTTTCAGGGGCCGGATAAAACAAGTCGTACCACTCCCGCATGTGAGTGCTGGCAACGCCTGTCAAGCGTTCCCCGTGGTACACCTTGTCTCCGTCCCGCTTGATTGTGGGAGAATACGAGGACACATGAGGACCGAGAATATCCCCCTTCCAATGGAGGTAGGCGGACTGCTTGATCGAATGAGACTCACAGAAGGCTGCGGTAGCTGCGCTCGGGGCGACCATGTACCCGTCGCCCAAGAGAGATCCCAACACCAGTTCACGCTGCCGGTCAGTCAGGGCTGGAAGGGCCGCCGTGCGACGACCCGTCTTTCCGACGGTCGGGATCCCCCACTTATTCCGAAGCCGGTTGATCTTGACTTGGTACGTCCCGTACCTCTCCGCAATGACGTTCTCTGGGAGAAGGTCATTGACATAGAGGCGTCGGAGGGTTTCGGGCGTGAGGTCAGAGAGGTCAAGCATGGGCGTATTGTACCACCTCCAGAATATGACCACAAACGTAAACACTCTCCCGTCACAAAACCAACTCGACCAAGCCAAGTCGCTGGGTTGTCGGCACCGCTTCGATACACACACCTAAACGAAAAAACCCCGACAGGTTGCCCTGCCGGGGTTTTGAGGTCTGACCCTACTAGGTAGGATCTACCTGCTGTATTCGCTCTACGGGCGAGTGATGATCAGGCGAGTCAAACCACGGGGGTTGAAACAGCCGATGCCAATGTTCTCGAAGACCGAGAAGCCAATGGTACGGGCCTTGGGATCATCAGCCGAGAGCACGGTCAACTCGGTACGGACAGGCATCCGACCAAAGTTCTCAGGCTCGCAGGCCACATACACCGTACCGACCGGAACCAGACGAGACACGATGATCTGAGCGCCCCAGAGGGTCGCCATCAGGCCGGTCTTGAGCAGGTCACGCTGGGATTCGATGTCGAGAATGTCACGACCGAACTTCCGCAAGTCAGCGTAGTCACGAGCATTCATAAACACGCGAGCAACTCGCAGGTCATGGCGCTCGATCAGGCTGAACGCATCAGCGAGAACATCACCAGAGATCGGAGCGACCACAGGGATGTCAGCGTTGACGTTGCCGAGGCTGTCAAAGCCGTTGACGGCAACAGCGTCGAGGGTTGCGAACACGCGCTCATCTTCAGCAGCCTGAATCTGGGCACGAGCGAGATCCTGTGCCCGTTCAATGAGGTCGAAACGACGCTCTTTGATCTGGGTCAGGGGGATCTCGGGGTTCGACGCAATCTCGAACAGTGGGAAGATCACACGACGAGGCTTGGTGACGGCGATGATGTTCTCGCCTTCCTCGCCAACCACGAACGCGGTCACGTCCGGGTCTTTGTCGTAGATCGGCAGGGCACCATCGGGCAACTGCTCGACAAGGAAGGTCTTACGACCGACTGCCATGTAGTCGCGACGGAGGCGCAGGGGTTGAGTCATTGAGGCGGCGAGCTTTGCACGACCAGAAGCACTACTGATGTAGTCGCTGATCAGCTTCGCCTTCACTGCATTTGTTACAGACATTGGATTTCTCCGAAGGTTTTGAAGGTTGAAGGTTGATCAGACGCGCTGGTCGAAGACGATTTCAGGCTGCACGGCATCAGCGGGCATCTTGAGGATGCCCATGATGTAGCTTTCGGCACCAGCCGGAAGCGCAGCGGTGTACTCATCAGCCGCGAGGTTGGTGAGATACCCATTGCAGGAGGCAAACAGAATGTCGCCCGTGGTGTACACCAGAGCGGCGTTCGACGTGAGATTCTGCGTCTCAAAGAGACTGCTCGCATAAGTGCCTTGACCCGAGACGTAAGGCCCCTTGTCAGAAGCAATACCGGGCTGGTTCTCAAAGTCGTTGCCGACAGCGGTGTTGATGAACACGCCCAAGGGGCGGACACCATTGACACCGACAAGTGCTGCGGGGTTGGCAGCAGCCGCCGTGTTGGAAGGCCCACCGATTTCATTCGAGCCACCATCGGGGCGAGTGAACGCCACGGACCCGGAGAGAACTCCGAGAGTCGCTGTGTTCATACCGTTGGAGGTAGAAACGGCAGCGGCGGTGGAAATGCCGGGGGGGTTGGTCTGGGTGAAGGCATCCAATGTGAGGGTACCGACACTATTGCGAATTCCGACGTGGAGTAGTCGTAGAGCACTGCTGCTCTCGGTCCATCCACCACTCGCCTGTCCAAGCAAAGGCATGATATTTCTCCTACCTTGTTGCTCCCTGTTTACAGGGGCGGTTGTTTACTGTGTGTGAGCGGACAACCCGCCTACACATTAGGGGCGCGTATAGAGACACTATCGAAACAAGGGCCGGGAAAACCGAAACTCAGCCCCTCAACGCAGAAACCCCCCACCGGATCACTCCAGTGGGGGGTTCTTGCTTCCGTGATCAGTTGACTTAGAAGAACTTGCTCACGTCGGGAGCCGATTCCCAGAGCTTGCTCAGGTCATTGACTTCGGACGAAGCCGCCTTGGAAACACCACCGAGTCGGGTAGCGCCAGTGCTGGCCTTCTTGGGACGGGGGCGAAGGGAAGCCTTCTTATCCTCCGCCTCATGTTCGGCGTCCTCTTGGATGGTCTTGGCTGCTTCAGCCTCGGCATCCTCTTCCTTCTCATCGGCGGCACCGCGTTCGTTGAACAGCTTGGCGAGGACCATCATTTCGTCGCCTTCGACATCCATGACACCCATAGGATCACCCATAGGATCACCCATCAAC